AGAAAAGAAAAAAGTTGTTCTTAAAGGTTCACTACAGTCTGTAAATGAAGCAAGACTTATGACAGATGGTAAATTAGTAACAACTGTTGACCAAGTACTTGGTGCAATTGTTAAAAAACTTAAATCTGAAATGGGTAAAAGATATAAGAGAGATAAAAAAGATGGTCTTGCATATATTAATTCTATTGCAAAAATGGTAGGAATGACTGCAACAGACCAGAAACAAACAAAAGGTAAAATGTTTCTAAAATTAGGTGAAGATTTAGAAGAAGGTCTTTGGGACAATATCAGAAAGAAAAAGGCAAGAATTAAAGCTGGTTCTGGTGAGAAGATGAGGAAAAAGGGTGAGAAAGGAGCTCCTACTCCAGACCAAATCAAAAAAGCACAGGAAGAATGTTGTGCAGAATGTCTTGGTTACTATGACCATATGATTACAGAAGCAGAGTATCAAGGTAAGAAAGTCAATTTAAATGACCCTATAAGGACTTCTGAGAACCCTAACAAGAAGTTTAAGGTCTATGTAAAGAATGAGAAAGGAAAGGTCGTGGTGGTTCGTTTTGGAGACCCTAAGATGGGTATAAACAGAGACAATGCAGAACGAAGAAAATCATTTAGAGCAAGACATAATTGTGCAGACCCAGGCCCTAAATATAAAGCAAGATATTGGTCATGTTATCAGTGGAGAGCAAGTGCAAAAGTGGATAACTAAGATTTGGGAGTGGATTAAGTTTGCATTTTGGTGGTTCATAGACTTATTCAGAGAAAGATATGAAGTAACTGTATCATTTAACAGAGAATATGGTGATGCAGATGATAAAAAATATATTGCAAAAAAAATTTATAAACAAACAGAAAGACACTTAAAATTCAAAGATGAAGATGATTGTCTTGTAGAATTTAGAAGTGCTGGTGGGTTACACTATATAATAAAAGAGTTATAAAATGTCAGTAGAACAAATTATTGCAGACCATTTACACATAGATGTATCAATTATAAATGACGATAGTAAAATTATGGAAGATTTGGGTGCAGATTCATTACATACAGTAGAACTTGTTATGAAGTTTGAAAATGCATATGATATGCAAATACCAGATGAAGATACAGATAATCTAATTACTGTAGGTGATGTAAAAAAATACATTGAGGAATATTCATAATGAATCAAATGTTTATGGGAATTATATTGATATTAGGTCTTGCAACCTTTTATCTTTATAATCAAAATCAAACATTAAGTGCAAACAATCTTGCACTTGAAGGTGCAGTTGAGGAACAACAAGCAGCCATGACTGCAATGAAAGAATCATTTGAAAAACAAGGTAAATCCTTACAACAAATGATGCAAAAAAATGCTCAGATTGAACAAGAAATGAATCAATATCTTGACATTTTTAGAAGACATAATTTAAACCAACTTGCAATTGCAAAGCCAGGAATGATTGAAAAAAGAATCAACGATGGAACTGCACAAGTTTTTGAGAGTATAGAAAATGACAGTAAAGAATTGGATTCTTTGGACGACCCTTCCGCTGATATTAATCCTAACAACTAGTTGTGCTAGTTTTGGGACTAAGAAAGTAGATATTGTATCCAAACCATTAGAAATAGATATATTACAACCAACAATGCCTAGGAACATTGATTTAAAAGAACCTAGGTTTTATGTAGTATCTGAAGCTAAGATTGCAAATCCATGTATCAAAAATGAAGAAGGTAAAAGACCTAGAACCAAAGTAGATGGTAAATGGGTATGTGATTTGGGTAAAGAAAACCCAGATTGGCCAGAAGATTACACCTATCTTGATAGATTCATAGATGATATGAAAAAGATGAATAATGGTGATGTCGTCTTTGTTGCATTTTCGGTCAGTGATTATGAACTCCTTGCATATAATATGCAAGAATTACGAAGATACATTCGTGAAGTACAAGAAGTAGTAGTTTACTACAGAAATGTCACCATTAAGAACCCAGATGGTTCTACCTCACAGGGTCAAGCTGCAGTTATAAAGAAAAACTAAAACCAATGTCTAAGTAATCCCAAGAGAGAGGGATTATTACCTTGACAAATACCAATTATATAGTATTATAGGTATATGTCTTTGTGGATTGATAAAAAATACCTTAAACTGGTATCCCCTAAATTTCGTAATGTGAAATGGAAGGACGATAAAGTTCTTAACCATTCATGTCCTTATTGTGGAGACAGTTCTAAGAACCAGTTGAAAGCAAGAGGGTATCACTTTCAACATAAGGATACCTATGTCTATAAATGTCACAATTGTGGACATTCAACTAATATAGGTATTTTTCTCAAAGACCACGATGAAATGTTGTATAAACAATGGGTCATGGAAAGATTCGGTAAGAAGAATGATACCAGACCAGTTGCACAACAGAACTTTACTTTTAAACCACCAAAGTTTAAAGAAAACCCACTTGGTAAATATCCTAAAGCAGAAGATAGTAAACTATGTGTTGACTATTTGACTTCAAGAGATATACCATACGAACACTGGAAAGACATGTACTTTGTTGAGTCTGCACAAAGTCTAAGTTCAATAAATTATAAGTATAATAAGAGAGTTTTAGGAAACGACCCAAGACTAGTTTTACCCTTCTATGATAGACAAAAAAATCTCATAGGAGTCACAGGTAGAGCATTAAATGATTCACAACTGAGATATTTAACACTACGATTCGATGAAGAAAAACCACTTATTTTCAATCTCGACAAAGTTGATTTCAACCAACCTCTTTATGTTGTTGAAGGGCCAATTGACTCTTTATTTCTGGACAACTGCATTGCAGTCGCTGGTTCAGACTTCTCCAAGGTAACAAACGAAATATCCAAGAGTAATTCAACTCTTGTCTTTGATAATGAACCAAGGAATAAAGAAATCATCAAAAAGATGAAAAAGATGTCAGAGCTTGGATACAAAGTTTGTGTGTGGCCCGAGACAATAAAAGAAAAAGATATCAATGACATGTGGTTAGAAGGAATGAATTCCCCAGTCAAAGATGTGATAGACGAGAATACAAGACAAGGTTTAGAATTATCCCTTGCAATTAATAACTGGAGTAAAGTATAGTGAATGGTAATGGACTTAGTATAGTAAAGAGGGATGGGTCAAAAGAAAATTTAAATCTAGATAAAATTCATAAAATGGTAGAAGCTGCATGTGATGGTATCAATGGGGTTTCTGCATCACAGGTTGAAATGAGTGCAAACTTATCTTTTTATGATGGAGTAACAACTCAAGAGATTCAAGACACATTAATAAAATCTGCATCAGATTTGATATCATTGGATACCCCAAATTATCAATATGTAGCTGCAAGACTTTTATTATTTGCAATTCGTAAAGATGTCTTTAACACCAAATGGAAAGACAGTAAAATCTATCCATCATTAAAGGATATAGTAGAAAGAAATATAGAAATCGGTGTTTATGACAAAGAATTGATAAGTTATTATGATGATGAAGAATGGAGTAAATTAAATTCATATCTGAATCATAATAGAGACCTAATGTTTGCATACGCAGGTCTCAGACAGGTAGTGGATAAATACCTTGTGCAAGACAGGTCATCTGGTAAATTGTATGAGTCTCCACAATTTATGTATATTTTGATTAGTGCAGTCCTATTTAAGGACTACCCTAAAGAAACGAGGTTAAATTATGTTAAAAGATATTATGACGCGATTAGTCAATTTAAAATCAATATTCCAACCCCAGTTATGGCAGGAGTCAGAACCCCTCTTAGACAATTTGCTAGCTGTGTTCTGGTGGATAGTGATGATACTCTTCCAAGTATTTTCTCTAGTGACATGGCTATTGGTAGGTATGTTGCACAGAGGGCTGGTATTGGTATCAATGCTGGTAGGATTCGTGGAATCAATTCTAAAATTAGGGGTGGAGAGGTTCAGCACACAGGAGTTATACCTTTCCTCAAGAAATTTGAATCCACAGTTAGATGTTGTACTCAAAATGGAGTCCGCGGTGGTTCGGCTACTGTCCATTTTCCAATCTGGCATCAAGAGATTGAGGACATTATTGTTCTCAAAAACAATAAAGGAACAGAAGATAATAGAGTAAGAAAGTTAGACTATTCTATTCAATTATCTAAATTATTTTATGAGAGATTTATTAAAGACGAGGATATCACTTTGTTTTCTCCTCACGATGTGCCTGATTTGTACGATGCATTTGGCACAGATAAGTTTGATGAACTATACGAAAAGTACGAGAGAGCTTATTCTATCCCTAAAAAGAAAGTAAGTGCAAGAACACTGTTTATGGATATGCTCAAAGAAAGAGCAGAAACAGGAAGAATCTATATTCAGAATATTGACCATAGTAATAGTCATAGTTCCTTCTTAGACAAAGTGAACATGAGTAATCTATGTCAAGAAATAACATTACCTACAACACCTATAAGTCATCCAGACGATGAAGAAGGTGAGATTGCACTTTGTATACTATCTGCAATCAATGTAGGTGCAATTAAACTAGAAGAACTACCAGAGTTATGTCAACTGTCAGTTCGTGGATTAGATGAACTAATTGATTATCAAAGATACCCAGTAAGAGCTGCAGAAATATCAACTAAGGCAAGAAGGAGTTTAGGTATTGGATACATTGGACTTGCACATTTCCTTGCAAAGAACAAAGTTAAATATGGT